CTTGGCTTTCCAATGTTACTCTTGCATAGTAAGATCGGCCACTATGACCTTGCCCAAAAGGATCAAAGCTTTGAGCCGCAATGGTTAGAATACAGGTATCTGGGCCAGTTGCTAGCCCTTCTAAGTCAATCATTAAATCTGCCATACTGTAAGTATAACAGATTATCAAAACATTTGCAAGATCAGTTTATCCAACAACGAATGTCAGTGGTTGACTTCCGTCTACATAGTTTGTGAGTTGTGTCAACAGAGCATCAATTTGAGTTTGTGCTTCGCCCTTCATGGCAGTGCCGTTTAGGGTGCCGCCACCTTGAGGTCCCGCAATGGTTCCAAACTTTTCACGTGCTTCACCAATAATCATTTTGGTTGCTGCCACAGTATAATCACGTATCCATTGACTAATTTGATAGTCTTGAAGCAAGTTTGTTTCTGGTTTGAGATTGTAGGTCCACAACAAAATTTCCTCGCCTGATCCTTTTGGCAAACTAATCAATTGAAGTTTTTTGGTCACAGGATTAAATGTATAGTTGATAAAACCGCCAAACATACGAGCCGCTAACTCAACATACTGAGTATAGAAGTCGTAAGTAGCCAGGCCACCGGCTTGATTGAAGTTTATCAAGTAAACGTTCATTTGTGCTTGGCTGAACGGATCAAAGTTGCTGCCAAAAGGGCCTTGAGCAATACCAAATGTTCTACGAAAGATCTGGCGTACCTGTACAATTTCTTGCGGCAAGGTATATATGCTCAAGTTATTGACTAACTGCATGAAGCTGTAGCTTTCCTCATACGCGGCTTGGGCCCGTTGACGATAAACGCCCAAGGCTCGTGAGTATGCCGCTTCCAAATGAGCAGGATCTACTTCAATATCGATTATGCCGTCGCCTAGTGTCAAGCGGACATAATCGAATAGATTGTTTTTAAGTTCAATAAGTGTTAGTGCAGTTTCGGCCATTGGGGACTCCATCCCCAATATTTAGCCAATCACCAAGCCCGCAAGATCACTAAATTGTCATTGCCTCGACCATTGAACTTGACTTCAGTGGCCTTGATTTCTTTGAACAATTTACGTGCTGCAGGTTTGCCTGCTGCCATAAGTGCTTTGATCTGTTCTGCTGGTTTTCGCAGTGTTTTTTGCGAACTGTTGCCAGTATCAAATCCAATAATGGCGCTGCCCTTGACAGTAAAACTGCCACGATGTACATCACCAACCACATGGATCAGTTTGCGTTTTGCAGTGTCGTACAACCAGGCTTCTGTGGCATCTACTAATTTGACTGCAGGCTCTGACACTAGTTTGAGCTCTGGGAATGTCTTGAGATACTTGAACTTGGCTGTGAGTTTTTCTGGACTCACTGCTTTCTTGGCACGTGGCTTGCGTTCAACTTTCTTGATTTGCACATAGTTAGAACAGTCAGTGATTACTTGTTCAGCAAACTTGACCAGTTGCTTCATTTGCAGTTTACCAATGTGTCCGTAACCTTCAACCAGCTGCGAATCTTTGCCTTCTAACACTGCTTCAAATTCAGCCAGTTTACGTTTCCAAATTGTTGCAATGTTATTGACCATTTGAGGAGCCACGTTTTGCCCACGCAACACCGAAATAGGTTGCCACTGCATGTTTACTTTGGCATTGGCAGCAACAAACTCATCAAACAAGCCGTCAATATCGCCCGCAGCTTCACTCATTTTTTCGCGCAATCGATCTTGGATTGTGATTTTTGCTACCACAGGTGTGTCTAGATCTTCAACTTCTTCAGCTTCTGTTTCTGTTACCGCTAGCAGTTCTCGGATCAAATTTTCCAGTTTGATAAGCTCATGCTCATTCAATTCCAGGCCCATGGTGCTCATACGGCACAGCCATCCTGTGGTAAGACGGATTTGGCTATCCGGTACACTGCGAATTTTTCGTGCATGATCTTTACGGTCATGACGTTCCAACCAATCCACAATCATCAATTTGGCTTCTTTTTTGCCGTAAAAGTAATTGTACCAACTGAATGCATTGCTGAGTCGTGCAAAACGCCCGTCAATGGGTTGCACGTTCCAAGTTGGCTCTAGACCCATGTAATTTGTGTCTGGACTACGTGGGTTCATTGGCTTGACATTGGGTTTTGCCACTGCGGCAGGCTTGGATTTGGTAGCAACCATTGGGACTCCTAGTTTCGATTACAGTGTAATTATAACACATTGCCCAATTAGGGTCAACCTGTACATAAATAGTATTATTATGCCAAGACTGTCACTTTACCGCCCCAATCGCACAAACGATTACAAATTCTTCGATCGTACCATATCTGAAATGTTCACTGTGGGCGGTGTAGACATGTACGTACACAAGTACATGGGACCAATTGCCAAAGACGACGCAGGCAATGCCGATGCTACTCTACCCAAATATAGTTCAAGCAACCCTTTGTTCATTGAAGATTTGTTGCTGTTAGAAAATAGAGATCGTGCTTACGACAACGATGTTTATATCATGCGTGGTGTTTATCGAACACAAGACATTGACTTTGATTTAACTCAATTTGGATTGTTTTTAAACAACGATACATTGTTTATTACATTTCATTACACCGACATGATTGATACATTTGGACGTAAACTCATGAATGGCGATGTACTAGAAGTACCAAACTTAAAAGATTACAATCCTCTTAATGAAGCAATTCCGAGAGCACTACCCAAGTATTATGTAATTCAAGATGCTTCGTTTGCGTCCGAAGGATTTAGTCAAACTTGGTTGCCGCATTTGTGGCGTATCAAGGCCACTCCAATGGTCAATTCTCAAGAATACAAACAAATTACAGATCAACCTTTTGAACCAGAAAATATCTGGGACAACGGCAACTTCTACCCGGCAGGAACTATTGTTAATTCTGGAGACCAATACTATACTGCTATTCAAAATGTGCCGCCCGGAGTGGACATTGGCAATACAGCTTACTGGCAGCTCAAGACCGATCCAACCACTGTGGCAGATCAAATGAGCACAAGACCAAAAGATCTCCAAATCAACGATGCTATCCTGATTCAAGCCGAAGCTGTTGTGCCAAAGTCTGGATATGATGTGGTCAAGTTTTATATCGTACCAACTAACCCAGACGGAACTCCTGCTGATCCTGGTACCTATACTGCCGATTATACACTAACTGATGCTTCAAGAACTGTCAGCAACATGAGTACATCGCCACGCGGTGATGGATATACCAATGGATATCTAACTGGTGATGGACAAGCTCCCAACGGGTCGCCTGTTACAGCAGGCGTGGCTTTCCCGCCAACTCCAGAATTGGGGCAGTATGCTTTAAGACTGGATTATTTTCCCAATCGCTTGTTCCGGTACAATGGTACATCTTGGACCAAAATTGAAGACAACGTTCGCACACAGCTCACTCCTGGCAGTGACAACAATACTTTGCGCTCCAGCTTTGTTAACAATACATACACTACGCCAACAACAGACATGGGCAACATTCCTAGTCGCCAAAGTCTTAGTCAAGCACTTATACCCAAGGCCGACAATGGCGATCAAGGAGGGAATTTTCCTCCAAAGCCGTATCCTAATACTCAACCTGGACAGAAATCGAGTTAACTATGCAAATGTATTTTTTTGATGAACAAATAAGGCGGTATCTTTTACAGTTTACTCGCATGGTCAGCAACTTTCAAGTAGAATATGGGCGTGACCCTGAACTGGGTGTTGAGTTATTGCGTGTTCCTGTGCGTTACGGTGATGCGTCAAGACAAGCGCAAACAATCATGCAGCAAAACAGTGCAAATAGTTTGCCATCTACTCCGCTGATGACATTCTATATCACAGGACTAGACTATGATCGACCAAGAATGCAAGAACCTTATCATGTGAACAAGATGCAGGTGCGCCAGCGAACTTATGATGAGACCACTGATTCGTATGAAACCACACAAGGGAATGCATTTACTATAGAAAGATTGATGCCAGTTCCTTATCGCATGACCATCAACTTGGATATTTGGACCAGCAACACCAATCAAAAGATGCAGTTGTTTGAACAAATTGCCACGTTGTTTAACCCCAGTTTAGAAATACAAAGCACTGACAATTACATTGACTGGACCAGCTTGAGTGTAGTAGACCTAGAACGTGTGCAATGGACCTCTAGGACTATTCCTCAAGGCACAGAGAATCCCATTGACATCATGACCTTGACATTTGGTGTACCTATCTGGATATCTAGTCCTGC